CTGATTTGGTGCTTGGTAAGAAGCCACCTGCTAACCGCAAGGTTGGTGATGTTCGTGCCCTGCTTGGTCAAGGACTAGGCATGGGTTGGGGGGATGAGGGCGAGGCTTGGCTCCGCTCTAAACTTGGGAGTAAGAGTTATGAAGACAATCTGGCAAAAATTCGTGACGAGTATGCGCAATATTCTGCTGAAAATCCGTACTCGGCTGGGACGCTAGAATTTGCGGGTGGGATGTTGCCTGCGGTGGGGATGATGTTGACCCCCGGGGGTCAGCCCGCCGCCGCACTCCAAACTGGACGCGCCTCTGCTGGCATCCTCTCACGCC